AACCTTATACTATCCTCATGTGTCCGTTCTATTTCTGTAATAGTAATTTCTTTCTTAAATTTATTTGAGCAATAATTATCCACCCATACCACTAAATTATGTAGTATGGGATGGACATTTTTAAACTGATTTTCAAATTCAGAAATTTTAAATTTCATTTATTTAATTCCAAAAAAATTGACGCCTGTTGCCTTTGGGACAGAATAAGCCCCTATCGCCCCTGCCCCTGCTACAAATCCATTAAATATGACTGTAAGTAATTCATCCGAGCCACCTGTTGCATAAGCCCCCAATAAGCCTGTAACCACAGCAATTACAGGGTTAGCATAGGTGCGTTTATTATCAGGTATAAATCTCTTAACCATTCCTACTACAGTATAAATTACAGGTATCAAAGTTATAATATCCATTTTTATTCCTCCTCTTTAGTAAAGCCCTCAATGTTTAATATATCAAGAGCTGACAGTTTTGCATCTCCTAATTCATGTATTTTAATCTCAAAAAAACTTACCTGACATTCGGTGTTCATTAAATCAGAATAATCTTTATTAAATGCAGGCAGATTTTCAGGAGTAACATTAGTATTTCCCTTATCATCAACAGTTCCGTGTTTCTTGACAAGATTAACCCTGAACTCCTCTATATGCTCTAATTCTTTTTTGATAGATTTAGCCAGTTTAGATAATCTGTAAGCTGTTTTTATTGGCAGGTCTGTAGATAATAATTTAACCAAAGAATTCTCAACGGATTTTATTTGTATCAACTTAATAGTTTTGGTAATTAAATTTACCACCTTCTCCTCATTCATTCTTTCACCCCCTTTCTGTTATTCGTTAGGTTTCATTGTAGCCTTGTAAACATCATTGCACCAATCATTTACAGGTATAGTATCTTTCTTCTGCACTTCTTCCCCGCATTGCGGACACACATAATCATTACAACTGATACATCCATCCCATCCACAATCATTACATTTTCCATCCATTGTTTTTGCATTATACCATGACTACATTGTATATATCAATTATTTATGTCCTGAAAAATAACCTATACTTGATGCAATCATAGTTCCTATAGCCGTTCCTATCATAGTCATTCTCTTGATAAAAGTATAATCAGCTTTAATTTCTTTAATTTCATTCTCCCGCAGTTCCTTGAGTGCCAGCACTCCCCCGTTGCATCCCCGTTGGTCAATATTGTGCAAGCTCTCTGTCAACACCCTCACATCAGCCTTGAGGTCGGACACCCCTTCAAATATTTTGTCTAATTTTATTTCAATGTCCATAATTTTATTTTATCAATATTCCACAAATATAGGGTTATTATAAGTTACTCCAAATCCTGCAATTACCGTAATACTTGTATTGTTGGTATGCACATACGGAGGCCCCATATATGATGCAGGATTTGTTGGAATATCTGCCCATACTTGCACTCTTGTAATATGTCCCAGATTATGGGTTATCGTATAACTACTTAAATCTGGCGAACCTATACTAAAGGTTACTGTGATATGCGTATTAGCTCTTGTAATCATTCCTAATCCTCCTATAGCACTTGCTGTTATGGTGGGGGCTCCGCTTTCCCCTGCTGCAAGTGCGTCAAAATTAGCATCTAATTGTGTCATTTTTGTTGATGTCAATAAACTGCCAAATGCAAAAGTTAAATCAGTCCATGCCATAATTTAATACCTCCTTTAATTCTAATGCAATTTTAAAAATATCTTCAAGATGTTCAGGGCATAATGCAAAATCAGTGTTACCTTTATCATCTATTTTGCCGTGTATCTGTCCCCAGCCTTTCCACCCATCCCCGAAGACTTCCTCAGTTGCAATTTTTCCACACACATCACAAGTTATCTGTCTTAAAATTGGCATAATTTTAAAAAAGTGGATTATAACTTTGATCTAACAATCCATTATAATTGTCATCAAGTCTGAATCCATACCACCTGCCCCCGCCCCTGCCATAGCCCTCATCCATTTCTAAAGTCATTATTGCTGTTTCAATATTTATTCCATATTTTTTCAAAGATAAAATTTTATTACTTATACTATATACTTGGCTCTCAAATTCTATATCATCTCCAAATTCAATGTCTAAGAATCTTAAGGGTGTTTTACATTTTATAACTGCATTTGCATTTCCTCTCCTGTATATAATTCTTTGTGCAAGATTCATGGCTGATACAGAATTAATATGCCATACATTGGTGTCATCATAGATTGCCTCAAAAATTCCATAAGAGCCTACAGAAGCCGTATTCACTTCTATCACCTGTCCTGCCCATGTGCTTTGTTCTGTGTTGTAACTCATTTGCACTGTAACTTTATTCAAAATTGAATCTGTATATAATTCATAATTGATTTTATCGGTAATATAACTATCGTTTAGTGTTATGGTATAACTGCTTGCGCCAAACCAACGAGTGAAATATATTTTATTATCACCCGAAGAATAAATAAAAGAATCTGTCAATCTTTGCACTGTTTCAAGAATATTTAAAATTCCATCTCCCTCAAAGTGTGCATGGACAAGTACCGCATCATTAGTTAATATGGTTTTCCACGCTGACCATGATGTGTAATCAATATCGGGATTGCTTGAGTCTGCTGTTGTAGATAACCCAGCATAACTTGTGCATATCCACCATACAATATCAGCGGGATTATAGGCTGATGATGTATAACTGGCAGGGGTTTGACTGCTTCCTGCTCTCCGCCTTTTTAATTTTGTTAATTTATTATCAAATAATAATTTCCCTTTGCCTTCCCATAAATTAACTTTTGTTAGTTCCCCGCCGAATAACTGCACAACATCATTAGTGCCTGATTCTGTAGAAAAGCCATATTCAAAAATTCCTGTTTTCAATAATTGACTTCTGTTTGTATTCAATGAGTTAAAAGATTGACTTGCATTCTCAATATCAAAAGAAAGACTCTCTCCCGTTATATCACCCACTTCTCTTGTTATTGTTGGATATTGAATAACTTTTGAAGACAAATCAGAATTATTAAAAGTAAATTTTCTGATAATGGAAGATGGATTTGTTGACTCCATTTTTGAACGAAAATGACTCGTAATGGTTAAACTCATATTGTTTCAAGAATTATCTCACCCTCAAAGAAGATATTAAAATAAGGCATCACAAAAGATTGGTAAGATTCTTCTTTTCCTAAAATTCTAACAGTATAATATGATGATGGATAATCATTGTCCTCAATGAATCTCAAATTTGCTGCGGTCTGCCACCATGAATTTACAAGGTTTTTATTCATTGATGATACCCACGATTCAGGAATTTTAATTTGTCTGTGAGTTCCTTGTTGTATATAAGTGTAAAGATTTCCTGTTTTTGTTCTCACATCTTCCCGCTGTAAATTTAAAACATTGCTATATTTATAATCAGGATACAATGTGATATAAGAGCCTACAGTTCCTAATTGCATTACACCCATATCAATATGCCTCCCTCAATCTTAATGTGGTAGTGGCACCATTTGAGCCAAGCTCATTTATTGATGGCAATATTTTTTGTTTAACTAAATTTATCCAAAAATCCATAGACTTATTTGTAAGTGCTTCATCAATTGTAGCCCCCTGCATTATTGATAATTCTTTTATATAAATCTGGCTTCCACCATTATTGGTATCTCCTCTTAATTCAACAGGCACTTTACCGTTTTGCATCGGTATCACAGCTTCTTGTCTTTCAGGATTATCTCCAATCAGTGCCAGTGTTGGAGATTTAAAAATACCGCCATCAGCGGCTGATATAACAGATGTGGATAGAGGAGTTAATCCACCTTCTGTAATTCCACCTTTTGCAAATCCAAAAATCTTTAAAGTTCCTGCACTTGCACCAAATCCTCCCGTTAATATTGTGAACATCACCCATCTTGCAATCATTTGTGCAATAATGGAAATAAAAGCAGCCAAGATGCTTGATAATATTGCTTTAAAATTCGCTCCAAAATTTTCTCCGTAAACAATCATTCTGCCCACTGCCACACCAAATCCCTCGTAAATCATTTGAAATGAAGCCCTTGCAGAGTCTTTAATTGTTATCCAGCTTTCTTTTAAAAATTCAGATGTCTGTAATTGTTTTTCATTTGTATAATTTAATGCATCACTAATCATAGTGGATGTATCACCCCAAATCTCTGTTATTATATCCGCCCCTTCCTGTGTTGTTTCGGTTATTGTCTCATAAGTTTTACTATATGCACTTTCAACTTGTTTCATTGTTTCGCCAGCAATTGACCATGATACATTATTTGTTTCCATGGCATCACTAATTTGCTGCATTGTTTCAGGTGCAACACTGTCTCCCAATTCTTTCAAATATTTTGAATATGCTTTTATATGTTCGTTCGCATCTTTAGTATGTTTTGATGTTTCTTCAAAACTTTTTGCTATTTTCTCATTTTTAACTTTGAGTTCATTGGCAGGCAATACATTTATAATTTCACTTAATTTTGTGCCTTCCTTTACAAATAATCCCATCCCTTCCATTACACTTTTTTCAAAATCTCCCAATACTCTATCAGTTTTTTCTATTTTACCGAACAGGGTATCAAATACCTGATTCAATCTTGGGATTAATTCATTGCCTATGGAATATACTATACCAGTTATATGTCCTGTCATTCTTGATAAATTATCTTTAAACTCATCTGCCGCCTTTGCCGATTTCTCGCTGAATACAATTCCTAATTTATTTGCCTCCTCCCTTAATTCTGCTATTCCCTTGCTTCCCTCCTTAATAAATGGTAATAAATCAGCACCACTCCTACCAAATAATTCCATTGCCATTGCAGTTTTTTTCGTTTCGGAACCTAATGAATTAATCCTATCAACTGCATCCATTAAAACAGCATCAGCATTTCTTAAATTTCCAGAGGAATCTTTAATTGATATATTAAGTTGAGAAAATATTTGAGAAGCTTCTTTACTGCCACTGGCAGCGTCATTCATTCTTTTTGACAACAATCTCATCCCCGATTCAAGGCTGCCAATAGAAGTGCCTGTTAATTCACCTGCATATTTTAATTCAGACAAGGCAGAAACAGATACGCCTATTCTCTTTGACATTTCCAGTAATTCATCACCTGCATCAGCGGTCTTTTTTGCAAAGGATATTAAAGTTCCGCCTATTGCACTTATCCCCGCAACGGCTATCCCTATTCCTTTTAAGGGAGGTAATAAATTTTGCAGTGCGGAGGAGACATTACCCAAAACCGAACTTGCCTGGTCTTTTGCTGAAATTATTAATTCTATGTTGTTTTCCGCCATTCATCTCCTTATATCTTTTTTTAATTATCCTTACTAATCCCCTTATTTCTGGCATCGTTAAGGATAACACATCTTCTCTATTCCATCCATACTCACTCCCGAAGAGGTCTATGTATTGGAGATATTCTCTGTCACTGTGAACTGAGCAGGTCTGATAAAATTTGTAATTGTTTTGAATACCTCCATATTGTCAATGGATAAATTATCTCCAACCCATTCAGGAGTAATAGAGTTATCACATTTTACCAGAGCAATATAAGTCAATGTCCTAACATCTTTTAATTTTATTTCTTGATTCTGTAATCGTTTAATATCAAGTCCCAAATCTTCCGCCTTAATCCAATCATTAAGAGTTAAGGACTTCAATTCAAATTCTTTACCACCTAAGGTGAGTCTCATTTTTATC